CAAGGGGAATGCCACATGTACGGAAGTTCGACACTTCGTACATTCAAGCAAAGCGGGGTCATCAAGGGTGAATATGCCGTTGACATTCCGAAGCTTGTAAAAGGTGTCAATTCGGGCGACCTTATTGATGTGACCGATTACAACGGGACATTCATTGCTTGTGTAATAACCAACTCCATGCCAGTCGTTTACGGCAGACATGAAGGTACGACCATTTATTTCAATCTTCCAAAGAACTAAGGTATGGCTAACAATAGGGCAGCATTGGATAATGGTTTCAAGAAGGCTAAGCAGATAATCTTCGGACATCTGTATAACCAGTGCATCAAGTTATGCGATGCGCTTGTAAGCGACGCACTGACGAAAAGAGAGTTCCAAAGCTTTACAGGCAATACCATTACAAGTTTTGCGTGCGGCATCTATGTTGACGGAGACTTGAACTATATGGTAGCAAGTGGTGAGGACATGGACGCACCTGTACATGCAAAAGTTCAGAAAGGGGAACTTGTATATTTGGCGAATCCTTATGAAGGCGAAGCTAGAAGTGTACGAGGAAAGGTTGACATCCGATACAGCATTTCGGGTATGGAAACCTCTTTTGAAATACTTAAAGGTATAGGCTCTCCATCGAAGGGTATTTCCATTGTCATGACAACGGGTACTGAATACTCTACCTACTTGGAGAACGTGTACAAGCTTAATGTTCTTTCAGAAACAGCCAGTGAGAGCAATGTCAAGAAATTGTTATACAGTAGTTTCAAACCATTACCATGAGTTATAAGGAAGATTTCAAGATAAAGGATGCGATGCAGTCACTATACAGTTTGGGGAAGATTGCCTCTACCAATGTGTTCACAGGAAGTAGACCGCAAGCCGTACCCGAACAGATGAAGGATTTCGTGGTTGTCAACATTGTAGGAAGCGTAAGCTCTTCCACTTATGGCGGCGGTTATGGAATGTCTTCTGGTTACTGTAGCTTTGAAATATATGCACGGTTGAAGAAAGGAGGAATGGAAGACCAGAACAAGATGGAGAAGATGCTTTCTGACATCATCGGTCAACTCCCCTACTCCGACAACGTGCTTCAGATTTCAAGACCATCGGTAATGCTAAAAGGAAATGACGGGCTAGGATTCAGCGCAATGCTTATACGTGCAGAATTGTCAATAAAATGATTTACAAACGATTAAAAAATATAAGACATGGCTTATAAAACTAAAAAAGAATTGAAAGACGTGTTCATGGGTCTTTCTGAAGTCAGAACCGTAAAGGGAGGTATCAGTGATTTCTCTTCCGTTACATCTGAGATGGAAATTCCAGTTCTTGTTGACACCCTTACTATGTCTATGGGTGAACCGACAAAGAACAGCGTGAAAGTACACGGTTTGCAGACTGATTGGGCTGTAAGCTACACAGCAGGTGAGTTCGAATTCGCTTGTACTATCCCAAGTACAGCAAAGGACTTGTGCAACTACTTCTTCGGTGAGTCAAACGACATCGATTCGGCTTCAATCGACGGTAAGACCGCTTCAGGCTTCTCATTGACAATGAAGAATGTAATGGTAGACTTGGGCTTGGTGCTCGTGAACGAAGCAGGCGACAAGGCTGTATTGGTAAAGAAGATGTCCGTAACTCCACGTTTCGTGTTCGAAAACGCTTCAACTACCCCTGTTGCAATCGCTTTGACAGGTACATTGGTTGTTGACGAAAGCGAAACAAACGATGACGACATCGCTTTCTTGGACTTTGCGAAAGCATAATATAGGTAAAAAGGTTTTCAGAGTTTAGGGTGGTGAGCCAAGAGCCACCGCCCTTTTCTTTTATAACGTCAATTATGGAACAACCGAACAACGCAACACAACAGAAACTCAACGACATCCTTGAAAACGGTAAGGATGTGATTGAAATAAGGGGAAAGAAATACAGTATCGGATGGATAAAGAAAGGTGTTATCCGAAAGCTGTCCGACACCATACTGACATGCAAGAAGGAAGACGAACTGAGTGCAAGGTGCGCTTCGTTGGTACTGCTCAACGGATACTGGAAGATATTTTTCTTCCACTGGTTCTACTGGCGTTATCTATGGAGAAAGTATTCTGACGAGGAGCTTCTTGAAGTGTTCCTCATTGCTAAAAAAAAAGTGGACTCGCAGACACGGGCTTACTTGACGAATACCATATATCTGATAGGGATGAAGGACACGGTGATGACGATGACGAGGAAGGAAGCAGAACGTACCCTTCAAGAACTTCGGCAGGCGCATCCTTCTCCTACGGAGAAAAACACCCAGAACTGACGCAGCCGCTAGTCCTCTTTTGGGGGCTGTTGACAATACCTAACTGGTACATGGATTGGGTACTCAGCAACGCACACTTGGAACTTCTGATTTGCGACCAGCCAATCATTTCTTACAAGAAGCACAATAAGGACGACAAGCCGAAGCATACCAAGAAAGAAATGGACGATGTGATGGCTAGATGGAAGGCTAAGCGTGAGAGAGAAGGAAAGAGCACCGATTTCAAGACGGGAACAAAAGTGAACATGAATGATTTCTTGCGGAAAGGAATTGACGCATTTAACGATATAAAAACAAAATAAGACATGGCAGACCTCGGAAATCTGTACTTTGACATATTGCTCCGTGATATGACCGATGCCGACATCGACAAGATAAAGAAAAAACTTGAAAAGGTCGGTGTCAAAATCGGTGCGGACGTAGACAGGAGAACTTTTGAAGCCAACATAAAAGCTGCATTGAAAAACAAAACCTTCAATGTTGACTTGGCTGCAAGTAAAAACATCAAAAAAGCGGCTGTTGAAGCCAATAAGACCATTCTATCCAAGAGTGTTACGGATTTTCTTAAAGACAAGACCTTCAAGGCTAATGTAGACTTGGTTGTAAAGAAAGCCTCCGTACAGCAAGCAATCCGACAAGCGTTTGCACAGGCTGGTCTAAACTACAATACTTCTGCGAGCGATGTAAGACAGAATCTTATCGACACACGAAACCTTAGAACTGATGCGTATGTAAGAGCACAAAAGGCATTGGAGGACTATCGCAGGGCGCAGATTGCTTCTGCTAATGCCGCCAACAAGCAAAACTCCGCAATGGAACGTGTGAACCGTACAGCCGAAAGACAGAAAGGTGTTATGGCAGGCATCCGTGAACAGGTAGCCAACGCCTATGCGCTTTATCGTGTAGGCAGGTTCTTGGAAGGGATTATTAGAATCAGCGGTGAGTTTCAACAGCAACATGTGGCTTTGCAAACAATCTTGGGTGATGCACAGCAAGCCGACGTACTCTTCCAACGCATCAAAGGATTGGCGGTAGAAAGCCCGTTCAAGTTCGGGGATTTGACTAAATACGCAAAACAACTTGCAGCATTCAGCATTCCTTACGAAGAAATGTTTGACACTTTGAAGCGTTTCGGTGACTTGTCGGCAGGTCTTGGTGTTGATATGGGTCGTATCATACTTGCTTACGGACAGGTTCGCAGCGCTGAGTTCCTGAAAGGTACAGAACTCCGTCAGTTCACAGAAGCTGGTATTCCTTTGGTTGCTGAACTTGCTAGGAGATACACCGAACTTGAAGGTACATTGGTAAGCGTAGGTGATGTGTATGACCGAATCAGCAAGAAGGAAGTTCCTTTTGCGGATGTAAGAGCTGTACTTTGGGATTTGACTAATGAAGGTGGTCGATTCTTCAATATGCAAGCGCGACTTACCGATACCTTGAAAGGTAAATTGGATAAACTTATTGATAGTTATGAGATTTTTCTTGCAGAAGTAGGAAATTCTAATAACGATGCTCTTGGTGGCACTCTTGATATGCTGACGGGTATATTAAATCATTGGAGAGAAATACAAAACGCAATTATGGCTGTTGTCGCAGCTTATGGGACTTACAAAGCTGCTTTGATTGCTGTAACCGCCATCCAAAAGACAGCCATCAAGCTAGAGGTTATTCAGAGGGCTATAACTTCAATGCAGTTTCTAGGAAAGGCCACGAACGGTGTCAGCGCCGCATTCAAATTACTTGGAAATGTAGTAACAAAGAACCCTATTGGGATGTTTGCTAGCGTGATGGCAACGCTTGTTGGAGTTGTTGTTGCGTTAAGAAGCAATTCAGAAGATGCGTCGGATGCTATTGTTGAATTGAATGCTAAAATTGCCGAGGAATCTGAACTTGTTGAAAGGAACAAGCAGAAAGCTCAAGACATGGCGATTGTAATGTCAAACGAAAAGAAATCAATCGAAGACAGGTCAAGGGCTTACGAAACGATTAAGTCTTTGTATCCTTCCATATTTGAAGGCATGACCAAGGAGCAAGCTTTACTTATGGATGAGCTTGAACTAAGAAACAAGATAACAGAAGCCGCAAAAGAAGAAACAAAGGAAAAACTTAAATCCAATCTTGTAGACTTGGACAAGAAAATCTTGGAAGCAAAAAAAACAAGGGATTCTTCTTCGATAATGTACGACCGCTTCGGAAACCAAATTGACTTGAAATCTGAAAAGCAGAAAAAGAAGGAAGCGCAAGATGTGATAGACCTTGAAACGGAAAGATTGAAGTTGCTAGAAAAGATAGCATTAGTTGAGAAGAAAGAAGCCGAGCTGCAAAGTCAAAGGACGTCAAGGTGGTACACCGAATCCAAGAAAATAGCCGAAGAATCAGGCTTGAAGTCCCTCATTCCTACCGACAAGGAAACTGATGTATGGGAATACTTTGACCGAATCAAGCAAGGCATGGATGACATCAAGAAAAAAAAGGATTTGCTCAACCCTGAATCGGCAAATTATTCAACCATGCTCGGCAATCTTGATGCTGAATTGGAGGCTTACGAGAAAATTTACTACGGAGTTCTCGGAGGTAAGAACGAGGAAGCAATCAAGGCTGCGGAAGAAGCACGCAAGGAACGTGAAAAGCAACGTCAAGACGAAGCGAAGCAGAATGAAAAGGCAGGTAAGGAAGCTGCAAAGGCATTCGCAGACGGTGTTAAGTCTGAAATGGAACGTATTACCTCACAATGGGACTTGTACAAGCAATTGTTTGACTTGACGGGCGACAAGCAATTCGCATCTACTGCATTCACTGTTACTCCAGTATGGGATGAAGCTGCCGAGCAAATGCTTGAAGAAATGAAGAGAGCATTGGAAAGCCAAGGTCTTGACACTACGGTGGAATTTAATATTTCAGACAATGTAGCCAAGGCTTTCTATGGGGACTTGTATGATTCTTGGAAACAAATCAAAGACCGAATCGAGAAGAATGGTATTGACTTAAAGATAAATACAGGTAATGCAATTAAGGATGCAATGAGTATCCAAGAACAGATTGAAGCTGAAACCAACAAGAAATGGGAAGCTCTTATTCCTTTGCAGGAAGATACACCTGAATATACAGCAACGGCTGAGAAATTTGACAAGATAATATCGGACTTGAAGGCTCAATTGTTTGCTCTAAGTCCAGCCTTCACCGAACTATTTGTTGATACGACGGGTCTTGCAAGAACTGAGGTTCAATCATTATATGAGCGAACAAAGAAACTTGTAGAACTTGTAAGAAACGGCCAAGAAAACAGGAATAAAGACAATGTTGTTACTGGATATAGCTTTACTGATGAGAACGGGAAAGTTCAAGAAATAAGCATTGAAAAATATAAGGAGCTTCTTAGATTGTTAGAAGAACTTGAAGACAAGTCTAAGAAACTAGAAACTCCACTGACAAGAATTTGGGATGCTCTTAGAGGTAAAGGTGAATTAGGTGAAGGAGAAAAGAAAGGAACTCTTGAAGGAGCATTGGAAGATATGTCAGCTCTTACCGAGGCTACAGCAAAAGCGTCTGACGAGCTTTCTTCTATGTTTGACGCATTAGGCAATGAAGATTTGGCAGATGCTTTCTCTTTTGCAGGAGATATGCTGAATGGTGTCAGCACATTGGGTAAAGCAGCAGCTTCATTTGCCAGTGGTGATATTCTTGGTGGTATCTATGGTGGTATCAGTGGAGTGACTGGAATTATAGGTTCTATCGCTGCAATGCATGACAAGAAATTGGACAAAGCAATCAAGAAATCTCAGCTTGAGGTTCAAAAGCTAGAGAATGCATACTCACAATTAGAACGAACTATCGAAAGACAACTTGAAGGTGTATCAAACGACCAAGCTCTAAAAATGCTTGAATCATTGACAGGACAACGTGCGGAACTAGCAAAGCAGTATGAGCTTGAAGATGAAAAGAAGAAAACCGACAAGTCGAAACTTGAAGACTACAAGAATCAGATTGCTGAGCTTGACGACCAAATCAAGTATTTCTACGAGGATTGGGCTAATGAACAATACGGTGTAGATATAAAAGGTTGGGCTAGTCAGATTGCGGAAGCATTGACTGATGCGTTTGCCAGTGGTGAAGATGCGGCTAAAGCATTTGACGACACCGTTGCAGGAATCCTCAGAGAGCTTGCGACAGAAGCAATACGTCTTCAGTTCATACAGCCTGCAATGGATAACCTTCGTGAATACATGTTCGGAAGAAACGGTATATTCACTATCGGTTCTGAAAACGGAATGAATATGTCTGAGGGTGAAGCCGAAGGACTTGCATCAGAACTTGACAAACTAAAAGGTCAAATTGAGGCATCAAACGATTATTGGGATAAGATTAACGAGGCTGTTGGTGGAATCCTTGACGACACAGAGGGAGACCAAAAAGAAGGTCTTTCAAAGAGTGCTCAATCCGTAACAGAAGATACGGCAAATCTCGTTGGAAGCTACCTCAATTCAATTAGAGGCGACTTATCTGCGCAGCGTTCTCTTATCGAAAAACTAATTGGTGAAGATTTCCCAAGAATGAGCATCATTGCTGAAGCTCAATTACAGCAGTTGCAGATGATTGTTTCAAATACGAAACGGAATGCAGATGTTGCTACTGAAATAAGAGACCTCTTTAACCGTGTAGTAGACAAGAGTGGTAACAAACTAAAAATATAATATCATGTTTTTCAAGAATAATATCGGGAAAAAACTGAAGCTCCAAGCAGAATCGCTTGGGGCTTGCGAGAAAGGGCTTGACAACCTAGAAAAGCTCAACGAGTATGAGCTGATAAACCGTTATGTACACTTTATAGATTTTTCAATCGAAAAGGATTTTCCGTCAAACGAGTTCATCAAAGAGAATTTCGACAAGGCTTTATTGGAACACAACAATATCTATGTGGATGCTGAATTTGAAAGAAGGAACGCAAGGCAGGTTGTGATTGTTCAAGGTAAATCGAAGGGTACGCTGCTTTTTGATGGTTACACAACTGCCGATGTCTATATCAGGCATGACAGCGAAGTGACCATTGACTGCTCTAGGGTCAGTAAGATATTCATCAGTCTTTACGACAACGCAAAGCTGAAGGTATCACAAAGGGATGCTGCTTCGGTTTATGTCTACAAGCACGGAGAATGTTGCGAAGTAGAAACTGAAGGTGAAGTTATGCAGAGAAAAAGCGGGGATTGAACCTCGCTTTTCTTATACTTCAAACTTAAAGTAAAACTTTAACCTATTTTTGTTTGGAATTGTTTTTCAAATGATTATATTTGCGGTGGATTAAGCTCTTGAAGCTTCCGTTTCACACTACAAACACAAAATTAAGCTAGTAATGGCAAAACCGTACGCTATCTATTTTAAAAAGATGACTGAAAATGCTTCTGTTGTTGACACGTTCAACAACTGGAATATCGTCTGCAAGGACTTTCCATTCCAATTGTACGGTGAAGCCAAGGAACTAGCTAACCACGACTGGAAGGATGAGGACGGGGACGATGAATACATCCCTTCCATCCTTCCTATCGCATCATACGAAATTGACGTGGAGTTCGCTTATAAAGGCGACATGGGTACTGCAAATTCCAAAATCAGGTCTTTCTTGGATTATCTGACAGGTCGTGACGGCACTGGTTCAGAAATGCAGGTGTACGACACATATACAAAGATTGGAAGGCAGCGCATTCGTTATGTCTCAGTTGAAGACGACATGTTCTTCAGACAGGAAGACAGTGGTGACATCATTGTGTTTGTGGTGAAGTTCAAGGTAAATGACCCTGTAACAGACATCACATTGGCAAGATGAGTGCGTGGATAGTATATAGTAAGGACGGACATAAAAGATGCGAGGCGAGAAAGCTCGAATACTCTGGTGAGTTTATGGGGGCTTGCTCTGTCAGCGTCACCATCTCCTCTCCCGTTACCGTAGAATTCGGGATTGGGGACTATATCATGTACAGAGGCGAACGCTTTGAAATGAATTACGACCCGACGGTTGTAAAGACATCATCCGTCAATACCAATGGTGAAGGATTCGTCTACAATGATGTAATCTTCAACTCTCTCTCTGACGAGCTTACAAGATGTGATTTCCTTGACTATGTATCATCGGACAATCTTATCCATTATTCTTCGCTGCCTACATTCAGCTTCTTTGCGGAATCCGTCGGTAAGCTGGTAGAACGCATCCAAGCAAATCTTGACAGAGTATATAAGGATGAAAAGAAATGGACTGTATCTCTTCATCCAGAATATGAAGGAAAGACAAACGTGAACATATCGGTCAGCAACATGACTGTATGGGATGCGTTGGCGATGGTAAACAGTCAGTTCGGTGCTACATTCATCATTAAGAACAGGACAATTACCGTAGGGACTGCTGGTATAGCAATGGAGAACGTGTTCTCTTACGGTAAGGGTAAAGGTCTGCGTGAAATTGAACGCAATGCGGAAAGCAACCAGAAGATAATCACAAGACTTCGTGCTTACGGTAGCACACGTAATATGCCTAGCGGATATTACCACAATCTTGAAGGAAGCGGCATACCGAACAACATGGCTGTGAACAACCTCATGCTGCCAGACTTCCCAATCAAGGAGGACCCGTACTTGGACAGCAAGAACATTGAAAAGTTGGGAATCCGTGAAGGTACTGTGTTCTTTGACGGAAGCGGCGACCTTGAAGAAATTTACCCTTCAATGGAAGGAATGACCGCAGAAGATTTGGAAAAGGCGGGCGTTGAAGTACAGTCAACAGGTAATCTAGATGTTGTGTTGGGTGCTGAGCAGATAGCTGACAACGGAAAGGCTACTGAAGAAAATGAAATACAAGCCACCTTCACTATCACATTGAAGGACATCGGCTTCGATATAAATGACTACCTCTCCACTTCATCGGCAACGATAGCCATGAAGAACGGAATGTGCGGCGGTCGTGAATTTGAAATCGTCTCCTGTGAAAAGCAGGATGACGGTTCGCATCTGCTTACTTGTAACAGAAGTGAAGATTCAACACTTGGTCTGTATTTCCCGTATGTGGACTACCAAATCAAGACAGGTGACAAGTTCGTGCTTCTGAACATTGAAATGCCAGACGTTTATGTAAAGGCGGCATCACAGAGACTTCTTGAAGCTGCAAAGGCGTATTTGGCAAAGAATGATTATGTAAGATACAGCTACTCCCCTACCGTAGACAATATCTATATGGCACGTCAGCATGACAATGCCAAGAAGTATGGCACTACAAGCTTCTATGAGACAATCAAGGAGGGAGACCTCATGTTGTTCGAAGATGATGACTTGGGCGTTAGCGGAAACATAATCATCGATACTCTCAATATCAAGGAAGACCTTGAAAACGGAAGTATACCTGAATATCAAATTACCCTCAGAAATGAAAAGACAGTAGGAACGATTGAAAAGATTCAGAATCAGATTGATTCAATCGTGCGAAACGGTGTCGGAGGTTCTGAAAATACGGGTAAGTTCAATATCGAGCAGATAACATCCATCGTGAAAGCGGTAGGTGAAAAGACGTTCCTCCGAAAGGACAAGTCGGACAGGACACCTCACCATCTAGGAGTAGGAAGCCTTTCCATCGGAGACAAGCAGATTACCGATGTAACAAGATACACAGACGAAGTGAAGCCAGAATTCGCAAGTGACGCTGAAATCTATTCTGCCTTGATGACCGACAAGAGAATCAAGGAGGGAATAGAAGGCATGGGCGACAAGTTCCTCAGGAAGGACAAGGA